GTTTATCGTCGTGTAGCTCATGAAAGGTCCTCCCTTTCGTTATGATCGGCTATGATTGCGTACGCCCAGGTGAGTGTGGCATCCCAATCTCGAGTTAGCAGGATGGCTACAGGTTCGGCCATTTCCACGTCGAGGCCAAAGTGTGCTGTTGCTTGCACAGCGGCTTGCTCGATGGAGATGTCATAGAAGGATTCTCGGCGGGCGTCTCCCTTGAAGATGAGGGCTGCGTTGGCCTCTGCGTGGTTGTAGGTTCGTACCTGGCTGACTGCTGCCTCGGCTATGGTTTGGGCCAGGTTCAGTGTTGCTTTTTGCATTGTGTGCCTCCTTTGTTTGGGTTTTGGCTGGGCTTTAGCCAGCTCCAATGTTTCAAGGCCATGGTACCATATTGGGGTAGATTTGTCAAGGGTGGCTCGGGAATAAATTGGGAGGGTGGATACATCTCGTAATGTTTCATTTAATGAAACATTTACTTGATATATGCTTTAGCATGCTTTAGCATGCTTTAGCATGCTTTAGCATGCTTTGGCACGGAATCTCGTAATGTTTCATTTGTTGAAACATTTACTCGTTGTGCACTTTAGTGCTTGAAACATTTACTCGTTGTGCGCTTTAGTGGCTCGGTGGTTGTGCACTTTAGTGCGTGGGCGCTTTAGCACTGCGCTTTAGCACCTTTAGCACTGCGTTCGTTCAGAGTGTGCTCCGGCTGTGGCAAGAGCTTCGGCCGGTGCGGGCAGATGGCGGGCCTTCTGGATTCCGTCTTCGGAGGGGCTGTGCTCCGAGGCCGAAGGTTCCGGCTACGCCGGTGGCTAGCTCCTGCTGGCGCGGTACCTAGGCGCACGAAGGCGTGCGTCCCCTCCCCTCCTCCGCTCCTCCGCTCTTAGTAGAGTGGTGGGAGCCCCTAGGTCGGGTGAAAATTGGGGCGATAGTGGGTGAAAATTTCTTAGTGGTAAAAATGCTCGCTAGAAATGATAGAAGAAGGTTTTTCTCTTTAAAAAAATTTTTAAAGATAAAACCTAACAAAACACCTTAAGAAAACCTCCCTAAGAAAATCTCCCTACAAATTTCTCTCTTTCTCTCTTCAAATTTCTCGCAACAAAAATTTTGCCCGCCCTAGGGTATTCCACCACTCCCCTAAGAGTAGAGGAGTAGGGGAGTGGAGGAGTTGCATAGTTGGAAATGGAATGAAACATTTAGAGGCATCCGCCCCTCTTTAGTATATAATTATTTAGGAAATAGGGCCAACGTCTATATTAAGAGGCCCCAGCCCCTTCGCTAAAATGGGAAGAATCTCGGAAAGAGAATCCAGTAAATGTTTCAATAAATGAAACATTACGAGGTGTGGGAACGAATCCAGTAAATGTTTCAATAAATGAAACAATTACTCGAATCCCGAATCCGGGAATAGCTGCTCAAAATCTGGGCAAAGAAAAGCCCCAGGGATTTCTCCCCAGGGCTTTTTATTACTTGTGCTGGTACCAGCTATCGCTGGTGAAATTGGCCTCCAAGTAATCACAGGCTAGCATCAGCCAGACATGTTCTTTCATGTCGGCATCGGTCTTATCGGCACCTGCGACGATAGCCTCCCGGTACTGGTTCTCCAAAATCACTCGGACCTCTTCGAGGGATTTTCCGCAGGCGAGAGCCAGCCCGATTATATTGTACCAGTCCATAAACCAGTGTTTTGGGTCTGGTTCAACGCCTCGGACTTTCTGCCAAAGCTCGTTATCTATATCCTGCAGCTTTGCTGGGCCATCCTCGCCTTTACGCGTCAAACTAAAGTAGTTGGGCATCCTTCTGTCTCCTCTTTTTGAATGTTTACTCCAATGAGACGCTTTGTTCTCCTGCCTATCGTGAAGGGCAGAAGGAGGCTCTTTAGATTAGCACTCCAGTCCTTTTTTCCCGCATATGCCTAGTAAAGCCCCAGGGCTATGGATGTTAGTAGTCTATCGAGGCCTTACGAGCCTCGTCCTCGTACAACACAACTTCCTCTGTGTTTGGGTTGAACTCGATGGTAAGCCTCTCCAGATCAATAGAATCTGTATCAGCCAGATACAACATTAGCAGTGCGGCACCTTTTAGCAGTAAATCACCACTAATTCGTGTTATCTCTTTCTCCATTTCAATCTCCCCTGCTCCTTCCTGCCCTTCGGTCGACCGCCCAGGCGAATAATGGTTAACGGCTGGGTACGTCTTACGCCGAGGCTTTCGCCTTCATTGCCTTGTACTTCGCGAGAAACTTCTGGAATTCCTCGGACTCGAAGTCAGACTCTTCCAGTCCTGAGGCCTCAGCCTTCCGACCAATCTTCTCGGCCTTCTTGGCTTTGGACTTCTTCTCCTTCGGAGTGATAAAGAGTGCACTTTCTACTTCCGAGCGGATTTTCTCCAGGTTCTCTGGGAGCAGTTCCGTTTGGCCTTTTGCGACGAGCTCTTTGAGATAATCTGTGCAGAAACCTTCGCCATAGACCGCCTGGCGAACGCCTTTGGCAACGAGCTCGGCAATACTGAGGTTAAACACCTCTTTCGCCTGCTCGTCAGTCTCGGGCACTGGGATAGAAAGAATGACTTTCAGCTTCTTTCCGTCAAATTCCGCCGAGTATTTTGCCGAGTCGATCGTCTCTCCGACCTTAACAGCCGGGAACACTCTGAGCTCATAATCCACTGTCTCGATTGCCTTTTTTCCATTTTCTTCTGCCATGGCATTTTATCCTTTCATAATGCCTAGGCAGTCGAACGAAAGGCAGGAGCGTTCCGTTTTCTGGTGGGAACAGACCGTCTGATTGTCAATGAACACCGAGCTGGTGCCCGGGAACCAGTGTCACCGCCGAGGCAACACTGTGTGTTAGTAATATGTATTGCATACTCGGTGCCGTTCGACTGATTTTGGCAAAAAAATAATTTCTGTAACAATATCAACAAGTTACGGCACTCGGTCAGTCGGAAATCCGGATTCTCGGACAGTTGGTCAAAAATATAATGATCTCAACCAGTTACACTGGTTCAATTTATTGTACCCAGTGTTCAATTATTTGTACCACAGAAAGATGTCAATGTCAATGGTGCCTGGCATATTTATTGCAAGGGCACGTTGATCGTATGGCTGTTGTTTCAACCGAGATGTTTTGTGTTGAAAGCACTCCGGTTGGTCAGCCACTTGTTTCAGTTGAAACAATCGGAGCAATGATTGTTTCTCGTGGGAAAATCTCGCATCTGGGGGGATGCGAGATTTTGCCGCCGGGGTGGGATCTAAAATATTACACACCAACTTTTCAAAATCATACCTCGCAGAATTACCTCCCGTAAATAGCTCGTAATGTTTCATTTAATGAAACACTTACTCGAAAAGACCCCTCCGAAATAATTACCCATAAACCATGAGAACCCATGACCACAAGTGGACAGCAGCGGCAAAGCCGTGTACCCTAAAGGGTACAAACATGCGTAACCCTAAAGGTTCACCAAGGTGCAAGGAACGGCAGATGACCCAGGCTTTCAATAAGTGGATGCAATCTATGGCCGAAGCAACTTCCGCTTCCCCCATAGACTCAGCCATAGCCACGTTCAAAGACATAGGGATGTTCATAAAGAATATCCGCGAGGACAGCTCGGTCCCAAGCCTCTCCAAGTTCCTTTCCCTATCCCAAGAAGAGCGAGACCGCAAGCTCCTAGCCATCTCCCTAGCAGGCACAGGCGGAACAATTCGTCTCAGAGGGGGAGGCGTAGCCTCCCGTGAGGCTACCAAGAAAGCAATCCGTGAGACAATACAACAAGAAATGAAAGCCCGAGGCCCGGCCCCAACTTTTGAACCAAAGTTTCGGACGAGCTCCCTGGGCGACGAGCACTCACAAATACTAGCGGATAACAGAGCCCTGGCCGAAGCTAAAGGAGAGGAAGCCACTTCCAGAATCCTACGAGGAACCTTCTTCCACGGCGGAGATCCAGCTTTCTTCCCTCCTCAAGGAACAGCGTTCCCTGCTGAAGCCGTAAAGCGTACAGGCAACTTGGGTGAACCTCTCGGCATTTCTCTTTCTGCCGATCCTCAGGTCTCCTCGCGCCTCTTCGGAAAGACCTCACAGAAGCAAATGCAGGCAAAGTCTCATTTCAGGACCCACAAGGCCAAATTGGCCGACAGAGCTCAGGCCGCCTACAACGAAATAGAAGCGTTATACAAACCACTCTTAAGTAGGCGTTTGGACTACCACGACAAACTAAATAAGATATATCGCACAAAGGGAATCGACGCGCACACAGCCCTAAGGGAAGATCCAGCACTTGCGGCAGAGTGGCAAGATCTAGCGAAAGACCTAAACGAGCAATTGGGTACACTAAAGCCCAGCCTCAGCAATATATCTCTAAAGAACATACCTGCCGAGCTAGCTGCTCCGATCACCCACCGAAGAAATTACGCGGCTCGGAATATTCGGCAGAAACTAGAGGAGCCCTTCATTGGCAGAATCCTTCCCCGCTACGGAGCACCTCCCGAAGAAGTAATGCTCCAAACAACCAGGTCTGGCAAAGACGCTGAGATGATAGCTGACGCTTATAGCAAAGCCTACATGAAGCACGTCATGCCGACGACTGTGCACGCTGATCCAGAAAAGCTTCCAAAGGAGCTAAATCAATTACTAAAACTAACAGAAACGAAAAAGCTCGAAGACAAAAAACTCTATCAGCAGTTTCTTACTCCTGAACTAAACAAACTTGCGGAAAAGCTGCCAGACATGAAACGGGTTTTGGAGCGGGCCTTATCAGGAGAGCTAACAGCAAAACAGTTGCGGGTGGACCTACTATTACCATATACAGCTTTTCGTGAAGGATCAGAAGCTCAATTTTTATCTCATCTTTACGGAGAGGCTTTTAGAAAAGCTTGGGGAAAACTAACTTATCCTCGAACACTCAAAGAGTTAGAAACAGCTTTACCTGCAGGCGCTCCGGAACGACGAGCCTTCAACGAGACAATGCGACAAGAGCTTCTTTCTCGGGGCAAGAAAGGGATCCTCTACAGCCCTCAACGCTATGACGAGTACGAGATCCTAATGTTTAACCCAGAGGACGCAACACTTCTCGATTGGAGGCAGGTAGAGACACAGCCAGAAATGTCCCGCTTCCAAAAAAGAAAAACTCCGCTACTTGCGGACTTCTATAGGGAAAGACGTAACGACATGGCAGAATCCCTAGGCAAGATCTATGAATCTTTAGTAGATCTTCCGGCCCTAGCAAGTAGAAAGGAAGCACTTTCCCGATGAAGCACCCTAAAGGGTAAGGAAACGAGATGGGCAGATTAGGAAAGGAAACAAGATGGGCAGACTAGCAATGGGCCTCAGCCCCCCAATCCAACAGCTTAGACCCTGGCAACGGAGTATGGCCAGACACGTAGCACTCGGCCTGCGCCCTTCAGACCTAGCCAAACACTTCGATTACACTCCGGGCCAGATCTCGCGAATAATCCAGAGCCCCCTCTTTGTAGCCGAAGTAGAGCGGCTCCAATCCGGTCTCGAAGAATCGTCTTGTGACGTTCGCCGTGAGCTCGAAACGATGCTACCAAGGGCTCTCGAAAACATAGACGAGAGTCTATATTCTCCCGACCCAAAGCGCCGAGACTCCGCCTCATTCGAAATCCTAGACCGGACCGGCTATGGCAAGCAGCAAGGTGTACAGCGCCACGTACATCTCCACGCACACAAGGAAGTCGAGAAGATGTCAGACGAGGATCTCGAATCCGCCGTCTACGAGATGCTCCAAGTCGAAGGAGAAGCACCCTAAAGGGTAAAACCAGCAAACGTTTCATTTAATGAAACATTTAGAGGCAAAATGGACGTACCTAAGCTCCGCAGAGAAAACTTAGAATTCAGGGCCAAGCTTCTTCGCCGAGCGGCAGACGAACCTGACTTCCAAATCTATCTGCGAGAACTTTTTCATCGAGACGTAATCTTTGCTTTCAACACCTTTTTCTGGACCCTAGACGTCAGAAAGAGACCGCACCACAATCTCCCATTCATAACATACCCCTTCCAGGATGACACCCTCCTCGATCTTTCTTCTGCCATAGCTACAGGTACTGACCGTGCCATTGAAAAGTCTCGCGATATGGGTGTCTCCTGGATGGTCATTCTCACATTCCTTCACCAGTGGCTAAGTCCCAAAGGCGGCGGAGACTTCCTCCTCGGCTCCAGAATCGAGGATTACGTCGACAAGAAAGGTGACATGAGAACGCTTTTCGCCAAGCTCCGTTACGCTTTCTATCGCCTCCCCAAGTGGCTGTGGCCCAAGGGCTTCAACCCAAGAAAACATGACAACTATATGAAGTTCGTCAATCCAGACACAGGAGCCACAGTTACAGGTGAAAGTAACAATCCAAACTTCTCCACTGGAGGTCGTTATGCTGGAATACTCTTCGACGAGTTTGCAAAGTGGGAGTCCACAGACGAATCTGCCTGGACAGCCGCAGGAGACGCTTCTCCTTGCAGAATCGCAGTCTCTACCCCCTTCGGAGTTGGAGGAAAATACTTCAAGCTTGTCACAGACGGCCTCACTAAGAAAATCTCACTCCACTGGAGTCTCCACCCCGAGAAGGCACTTGGGATTTCCTGCGTGTGGCCTCCGCCTAACGAGGAGGACAAAGTACTTCTAGAAGACTTATGGAAGCCGCAGGAGAAGCTCGTATCACCTTGGTACGTCCGAGAGTGTGAGAGGAGAACGCCGACTGAGATTGCCCAAGAGCTGGATATGAACTACCTTGGAGCCGGCAACCCAGTTTTCGAAGGTAAAGCTGGAGAAGCTCTCCAGTTCCAAATGAGCTTTCCAGACGAACCTATAGCTATTTATCCTATAGACATAGCATCTTGTTCGGTAGTTAGCTCCGCCGCTGTTCCTTCCCGTGCGCTTGAGGAGCAGGCCGGTGCCGGTCACTTTCTCCTGCTCTATGAGGAACCCTTCCCCGACGTGTCTGCTGGCACGGGCGGTGGCGGTCTCGGCTACGGCGATTCCTTCCCCGACAACCTCTATACTATAGGCGTAGACGTAGTTGAAGGGCTCGAAGATGGAGACTTTGCTGTTATAACAGTCTTTAATAGATTAACTCGAAATGTAGCAGCAGTTTACTGGGGAAGAATAGATGAAGTTCTCCTAGCACGTTGTGTTAAAGCTGTTTCCGATTTCTTTTCTTCATCTGATCTCTTAACCTCCCTACCGATGGTAGGTATCGAAACCAATGGTCCAGGCTTGGCTACTTTCGATAAATGCATCGACTTGGATATGACTAATCTTTTCTTAATGCCTCGATATGATACAGTGAATGGAGGGGTCTCTTATAGAAAGGGTTGGAATACAAATACTTCTAGCAAGAATGAGTTGATCGCGGCTATACGTTCCTGGCTCCTCGCTCGCGAAGGAAGATTAAACAGCCATCGGCTTTTGGGAGAACTCTTCTCCTTCGTGAGAAACAAGAATGGGAAAGCTGGAGCGAAGTCTGGCTGCCACGATGATATGGTTATGTCTTTAGGAATAGCTCTAGCAATAGATGAACTTTTAGGAGAAATCGATTATCCAAAGAAAAAGTACGAGCATCCGAAGGATGGTTCGATTTTCGCTGTCAAAGACAGAGAAGCTCTGAAGATATCTGAGCCTATAACCATAGCAGCCAGAATTGAAGCTGATGCACTGGCAAAACAGAACTTTGCAGCAAATTTCACAGACGATTTCTTCTAGAAAGGACAGACTATGTTTGGAACGCAAAGAAAGTTGGATGAAATTCTTCTTGAGCTAAAGAGCCAGAGAAATATTAACGCGACTTTGGAGAGGCAGATTGCCTACTTGCGAAGCCAAAACAAAGACTTACATAACAGAATTATGTCACAGAATTTTGTTGACTATGTTCAAGGTTCTATGAGTTTAGCTCCAGAAGAGCCTAGGGCTGTAAAGCCTGAAGCTCCTGATGAAGAACTTGCTGGCACGGTAGTAGAGGAGTAGCTAATGCAACTCGACAAGATAAAGTCTTCTGTTCGCGCACTTCTTCCAAAGCCTAAGAAAGGCGGAGATGACTCGCTCTGGCCTTACATTAGGGATTTGCGAATGGAAGGAGAGGAAGCTCGTAGACCTTATGAAAGGCAGTGGCTTTTGAACTTAGCCTTCCTTTCAGGAAAACAATACGCATACTACAACCAAGGTGCAGAAAAAGTTCAACAGGTCAAAACTCAGAAGGGCCGAGTTCGTGTTATAGACAATAAGATTCTGCCTCGATATAGAAAGCAAGTTGCTCGAATGCTGCGTTCTGATCCAGTCATGACAGTTATTCCAGCTTCAGCTTCAGCCGAAGATATCAGAGCAGCCAAGATTGGCTCCAAAGTCCTTAAAAATTTCTGGCGTCAGGATAGAATGCGAGTAAAGCGCCGAATGCTTGCAAACTGGATTTATGCCACAGGAAATGGCTTCCTCGAGGATAAATGGAATACAAGATTGGGACCAATCTCCCTCGATTCTGAAGGAAACGCTGTCTACGAAGGTGATGTAGAATGCCCTGTCTGGAGCCCTTTCGAGGTGGTTGCTCCGGCCTATGGCTTTTGTAACAGTTCTGTGGAAGAGATGCCTTGGGTAATCCTGAGCCGTTTTTACACCCTGGAGGATATTCAAACAAAGTTTCCTAAGCGTGGAAAGGAAGTTACCCCAGAAGAGAGACCCGGTATCGTCTCAGATGCTTCGACGCTCTTTGGCTTGCAAACAACCTCCGTAAGTAGGAAGCAAGAAGGTGCCGTGGTCTCTCTTCTCAGGCTAAAGCCAAACGCAACACACAAGAAAGGTCTATACGCTTTTGTTGCAAACGGAATAGTTCTCGAGCAGGGAGATTATCCCTTCGAGAGTTTTCATCTTGAACATTTCAAGGATATTGAAATCCCGGGTGTCTTCTGGGGAATGGCCACAAGCGAGGGTGGTATCTGGTTGCAAAAGATTCATAACAGAACTCTGAGTGATGTAGTCGAACATAACCGAGTTATGGCCCGTGGAAAATGGCTTATACCTAGGAAGGCCAAGCTTGAAACAGCTATAGACGACTCTATTGGGCAAACCCTCCTCTACAATCCAGTTATGGGAGCTAAGCCTGAGATGCTTACGCTTAAGGGTTTGCCTAATAGCTACATCTTAGCTTTAGATCTTGTTGCTAAAAGCTTTATGGAGCTCTATAGCCAGCACGAGGTCAGCCAAGGAACAAACAAGTCCGATATTCGCTCGGGAACAATGGTCCAGCTTCTCCTGGAGCAAGATGCTGAAGGTTCTCTTCCGACACATGCAGTCTTTGAAGAAGCGCTCCAAGGTGTTATGACTCGAGTTCTTCGTCGAATCAAAGAAGGCTATACCACAGAGAGAATAGTCTCGGTTTCGGAAGGCTCCTCTGATGAAGTTCTGAGTTTTAAAGGCCTTGAACTTCGAAACTCTAAAGATGTAATTATAGCTCGAGATAGTTCCATAGCAGATTCCAAAGTTGGAAGGCAGGCTCAGACTATGGAGCGTTTTACTCAAGGCCTCTATGGTGATCCCAGAGATCCTGCAGTAAAAGAGCGAATCTTGATAATGCTGGACGAAGTTCCAGACACAGTTCAAGATATCTATGGTGAAACCCACCTGGATCGACAGAATGCTCAGATGGAAAACGCTGTGATAAGAGAAGATCCTACGGCTACGGTTTTAGTAAATGCCTACGATAATCATAGGATTCACTTGGAAGAGCATCACAGAGCCAGGAAGGATAGAGCTTACCAGGGCTTGCGCTTTAGTGATCCTCAGAGCTTTTGGATCTTTGAAGCTGGATTCATGCAGCACGAGGTACAGCATCAGACATTTGTGCAAGAAGAAAGGAGGAGACAGATGGAAGAAATGGCTCTGATGAAAGGAGGTGCTAAATGAAAGAGCAAATTGAATGCTGGAACGGCTTTATAGCATCCTTGATGGAAGCCAAGGCTGCTTGGGAAAATCTTTCGGAGATGCTAAAAGGACAGAGCCCTAGAATTTTCCAAAGTCTTCCTCTGGTTATGCAAAAAGGTATTCCGAATCCGCACTCTTCTTTCGAAATAGCTGTTACAAGGCTGATCGAAAAGCAAAGAGGCTATGGCCTTCTGGAAGATTTTCTTGTTCCAGAAGCTGAAATTCCTATAGAGAAGGAGCTAGAAGATGGGAGCAGAAGCGCAGGCAGCGGCGGCTCAACCGGGCGGTCAGCAGCCAACAAAACTAAAGGTGGGAGATAGAGAGTATTCTCCTGAAGACGTTCATAACCTTATAACACAGACATCAAGCACTTCGAGAAAACTTGAAGAGGCAAAACCTGTTTTTGACGCCTGCAACCAGTACGGGGTAACACCAGATATTCTGGTACAGCAGGCCGGTAGTGCTTTTTCGATTATTTCGGAGCTCATGGAACAAGGAATCATCGACGAGAACGGAAAGGTTAAAGCGGGGAAACCCCCGGATACTTCTGGAACTCCCCCGACAACAACTTCCGGTGGAGACCAGACGGTGAACAGAAATGCTGCTGATAGCGTAGCTAATGAGGCCTTGACGCAAGTTCTTGATAAGCTTTCATCCTTTGAAAAAAGGCTGGAGATTATCGACCGAGCGCAAGCTGGAATGATCCGTCAGGACGTTCGAGGGAAACTCAAAACGACCTTTCAGAATCTAGACGATGAGGATGTGGAGATTGTGCTGTCTCGGGGACTTTCTGAGAAGGGCGCAAATATCTATGAGCTGGCGAAAACTCGGAGTGAGGCAAAGTCAGGAAAAGAGAGCGAACTTAAAGCTGCTCTTGCGAAAGAGTGGGGAGTCGATCTCGAGAAGATTAACCAGCAGAAAAGTCTGGATGCCTCCGGAGGAGCGGCTAGCCTTTTCGACGGAAAGAAATTCTCCTTTCTTAAGAAGGGGGAAGATACTCTGTCGCCAAGGCAGGCTGCTCAAGA